GCTGGTGAAGGAAGAGAAGGCGAAAGGTAAGGAATTGAAGCTATCCAGAGCTATGGACGTAGTAGCCATCAGCAACGGGATCCCGGGCGGCTGGGCCGAGGCCATGCACTTACTTGAGATGGAGGCTGCATGCTCCACGAACTGAAAGACTGGATTCGACGCCATTTCGAGGCATGGCTGGTACTGCTGGCCGCCAAAATCCTGATCGGTAGGAACGTTCATCGCTGCAAGGTCGTATCTCGTAAGGACAACAACAGCATGTGGTACATCGCCGAAGACCTGGGGCAGATAGCCAACCGGATGCGGAACAAGTACGAGGGGCCAAGCTCATGACTGACATCATCAACCGCGGCGACGTAGAACGCTTGCTGCCGCTCTGCCAGCAGCTTTGGCCAACCATCAAGCAGCACCCGCCGGGATCGGCGGGTCGTGCCGCCATCACCAGCACGCTCGACAACATGCCGGCCACTGACCGCCATCTCTGCGCTCTGCTGCTCGACCGCATGGAGCGGGTCATCCGGTTCGAGGATACCTGGTTCCCGTTCTACCAGGGCGAGCTGGACACCATCACCCAACCCAAGAAGGCAAAGCGGGTGCTGCCTGTCGGCCCAGCTCCCAAGCAAGTATGGAAGGCCACCCGGGCGCGACAGGGAGCGTTTGCCAGAAGGAGGGCTGTATGAGCAAACCAAAGGAGGCGAGGGAGCGAAAGCAGGCCCAGCGTGCGAGACAGTCAGCTCTAGGCATCACTCGCGTTGAGGTTAGGATGTCAGAACGGGAGCGCCAGCAACTCAACCACCTACGCATTGTTCGGGCTGGCAGCGGTCAGCCTTATTCTGCCGACGCATGCTCAAAAAAGTCAGGTCAAAGATGAAAGGATCTGACGGAAAGTGAGGGATCGCAAAAAGGATCCGTTATCACCCGCGCGGCCAGCGCTGGAGCGGGGAGCCGTTTCCCGACCCCAGTCGTTCACCTGCATGATTTTCCACACATAAAGCGGGCAGGCGAGGCGGGGTAACGACTGCGCGCGCTGGGTGCTGGCGGGGGTGGGTAGGCTGAACCTGCCGCCCTGTGGCGACGTTTGAGGGTATGGGAGTGTTTTGGCAGCGGGTTAGTGGGCCGATGCCGTAGCGGAGCGCTCAGGCCGCCAGATGAGAGGCAAAAAAAAGCCCACTCGGTGAGGGGGCTTTAATGTGAAACCACGAACACACACAGACTCCAGGTGCTCGATGTATCTATAACCTCGCCTATTCGGCCTGCCCTGTCAGATCTGACAGTCGATAGGGATTGAACCGGATGATCTCCTCCCCCGCCCAATCATTGAGCGCCAGCAGGCTGGCCTTGATGCTGTCTATCTCGTTGATGTCGAACACCTGGGCGGCCTTGGTCACATCGCCAAACCCGCCGGTGCTGTTGGGCATGACCCCCATCAACTGGGGCGGCACCCGGTGGCTGGCGAGCTGGTCATCCCGGCTCACGTTCTTGATGCTAAGGAAGTCATCCTTGGCGGCCACCTCGGCCACCGGGATCAGCTTCACCCCGTCCTTGCTGCCGCCCGGGGTGTAGAGCAGCAGGTTGCGGAAGTTGCCGGGCCCCTTGCTCTGGCGCAGGGCTTCTTTGAGCTTGGCGATGTCCCCTTCGTTCTGCACCGCGTCGGTGATGTGCATGATGAAGCCCGCGTGGCTACCGTTCTCGTAGTAGCGGCGGCGGAACAGGGTGGCCGACTCGTTAAGCAGGGTCGAGTTGAGCCCGCCCACGTAGTCGGGGATGCCGTAGATTTCCTGGTTGATGTCGCTCTCCATCACATGGCCCACCCGTCCGGTCGGAATCGCCTGCTCTTGCCAGGGCTGGGCAATCCACCAATAGGTGTCCAAGTCCAGAGCACGCCGGGTGTACTTGGCGCGCAGGTGGTCATAGCGCAGCACCCCGCCGAGTCGGTTCTGCACCGCCTGCAGATAGCCGTTGCCGAAGATCAGATAGTCCAGCGCCAGTCCGGTGAAGGCGGCCAGGCTCAGTTTCGAGTGCGGGATGAAGCAGGAGCGCAGGATGTTGCGCTTCACCTGGATGGCCGAGGCGTGATGCACCCCGGCCCGATAGACCCGGGACAGCCCATTGAGGGAGAGGGGCGGCTCATACCAGCGGCCATTGTGCATGGCCTCCAGGTAATCGAACACCTCCCGCTGACTGAGCACTGGCACCGGCTCGCCAAAGCTGAACGCCTCGATAGCCGGGTCGGGTTGCTGGGTCGCCGTCACCGGCGAGGTATGGCGCGGCTGGCGGCGCTTTCTCATGCGAAAATCTCCATCATGCTGGTATTGGTACCGGTGGCACCTGCCAGCGGTTCGTGTAACAGGGCCTGCATCGTGGCCCAGGCAATGTCGGCGTGGCTGGTCTCATCAGAGCGGCTGGCCTCGAAGGTCGGCAGCTTGCCGCCCGCGGTCACGGCGCGGCGGATGCTCATAAACGCCTGGGCCAGGTCAGTCCAACCACTGTCGAATTCCAAGCGCCCCTTGTTCATCACGTCCTGGGCCTTCATCACCATCTGGATTTTCACGCTCGGGTTGTACTGGATGGGGGTCGCCGCCGGGTAGAACTGCTTCACCAGCTGGTAAACCCCCTCCCCGATCCCGGTCGTGTCGATGCCGATGTAGCCCACGTTGTAGCGCTCGCACATGGCTTTGATGGCCCGCGCCTGGGCGTCGAAGTCCATCCCGCTCCAGCGGTGGCGCTCCAACACCCGAAACTTGCCACCCAGTGCCGCCGGCGGGGCCAGCACGGCGCAGCCCGCGCTATCCCCCTGCCCGCCCTTGGCCGGGTCATAACCGATCCACACTGGTCGGCTGCCAAGCGGGCGCAGGGCAAAGGGCTTGTAGTCGTCCCACAGCTCCCAACTGTCGACCATGCAGCGCTGCAGGGTGGCGAGCGGGAAGACGCTCGAGGTGTCATCCATGAAGATGCACATCAGCAGGTTGAGGTATTCCTCCTCGGAGTACTCGCTGCGTAGTTGTGCCAGGTCGAACAGGTCGCAGCCGCCGCGCACCGCATCCTCAACCGTGACGATCTGCCGCCACTGGCCATCGGCGCACAGCTTGCCGTCGGCTAGGTTGGCGTGGCTCAGGTCAATCTCGACCCGGTCGGCCTTGGGCTTGCCCCGGTTGAAGTTGGCGCCGGACCAGAACGCATAAGCAGGATGGGAGAGGCTGGAGGGGGTGGAAATGTAGGTCTGGCGCCACTTCTTGTGCATCGCCATGCCGGAGGCCACCTTGCGGAACTCCAGGAAGCCATGGATCCAGAAGTACTCATCCATGTAGATATTGCCATGGTAGCTCTGGGCTGTGCGGGCGTTGGTACCGAGGAAGTAGAGGTGCGCCCCGTTCGGCAGCACCATGGGGTCGCCCTTGAGCTCGACCCCTTCATCCTTGGCAAACTGGATGATGTACTGCTTGAACACATGGGCCTGCGCCTTGCTGGCCGACAGGAAAATCTGGTTGCGCCCGGTGACCAGGGCGTCGATGAACGCCTCGAAGGCAAAGAAGTAGGTCGCCCCAATCTGGCGCGACTTGAGCAGATTGCGGATCCGGTGCTGGTTGCCAGCCTCGTACCAGGTGCGCTGGTAGCCAAACATAGTCGACTCGAAGCGCTCGATCAGCCGCGCCTGCTGCTCGGGCTCCACCACGTTGCGCTCGGGGGCCTTCTTCGGCCCCCTGTTGCGGTTCGCCACCTTGGGATTGAGGTCAGCCTCGTTGCCGCCGTTGCTGTATTTGTGAACCCGGGCGATGCGCTCCATCTGGCGGCCAAGCAGGTCAATCTCCTTGAAGTCACCGCCGGTTTTCACCTCCTTGGCGATCAGCTGGCACATCCGCGCCTCGATGGCGAAGTCGACCCGGTCAATGGGTTTGATGTCATCCCAGCCGTCGCGCTTCTTCCATGTCGAGACTGTCCCCTCCGGCGTCTGCAGCAATTCAGCAATGGCGCGGAGCGGATAGCCCTGGAAGAACAGGTGCATGGCCTGCCGTCTGGGTTCGATATGGGGGAAAAGTAAGGGTGCTGTCATGGCGCCAGTCTACCCAGCACGCCAAACACAAAGCGCGCGCCCCCGTTGTATACAGCGGTTTTACAACAGCCACAGATTGAAGGATCTGGCGCACAAACCAGACCATGAGCCCGACCAGAAACCCAATTACCAAAGGGATCACAGCTCATGGCTAAGTCCAAGTTTTTCCGCGTTGCCGTCGAAGGGGGCACGACCGACGGGCGCACCATCACCCGCGAATGGATTGAACAGATGGCCCAGCGCTACAACCAATCCACCTACGGCGCGCGGGTCAATATGGAGCACATCCGGGGCTATGACCCCAACGGCCAGTTCAAGATGTACGGCGACATCACCGCCGCCAAGACCGAAGAGGTCGACATGGAAGGTGAAAAACGCCTGGCCCTGTTCGTGCAGATCGACCCGACCCCAGAGCTGGTCGAACTGAACAAGAAGCGCCAGAAGGTCTACACCTCCGTCGAAATCCACCCGAACCTGAATGAAAAGGGCGCCTACCTGATGGGGCTGGCAGTCACCGACAGCCCGGCCAGCCTTGGTACTGAAATGCTGGAGTTCTGCAGCAAAGCGAAGGTCAACCCACTGGCCGAGCGCAAGCAGCACAAAGAGTGCCTGTTCACCGAAGCGCTGGAAACCGTCATCGAGTTTGAAAGCGAAGGTGACAAAGGCCCCGGTCTGCTGGAACGGGTCACCGCGCTGTTCTCCACCCACAAGAAGCAATCCGCCGCCGATTTCAGCGACGTGCATCAGGCCGTCGAAGCCGTGGCGAAAGAAGTCACCAGCCTTGATGCCGACCTGCAGAAGAAGTTCACCGAGCAGGCCAAGGCCATCACCGAGCTGACCAGCAAGCAGGATGCCACCGCCAAAGCGCTGGCCGACCTCACCGCCAAGCTGGAGGGCCAGGAAGAGCTCAGCCACAAGCGCGATCCCGCCACCGGCTCCCAAGGCGCCACCATCGAAACCGACTGCTAAGGATCATGCCCAATGCGTAACGAAACCCGCCAGAAGTTCAACGAGTTCACCGGCCAGGTGGCCAAACTCAACGCCATCACCAGCGCCATGGTGCAGTTCAACGTGCAGCCCAGCGTCCAGCAGACCCTGGAAACCAAAATGCAGGAGTCGGTTGAATTCCTGCAAATGATCAACGTCATCCCGGTACCGGAGATGAAGGGGCAAAAGGTAGGTATCGGTATCGGCAGCACAATCGCTGGCCGCACCAATACCAGCGACAAAGACCGCGAGCCCAATGACC